GCAAGGCGTGTTGCGTCTCACTACCTAGACCCCCTTCGTAATCTGCCCCTCGTGCAGGGAGGTGCCCCTCGTGCCCTACTCGCCGCGTCAGAAGTGCGCTAGCCCCCGTTGCTCGTCGCTGGTGGATCACGGCTACTGCCCGAAGTGTCAGGCGGCGCAGGTGATGGACACGAAGCTGACCGTGGTGGCTGGTCCGCCGGCGTCGGGCAAGACGACGTACGTACGTGAGCACAAGCAGCCGGGTGATCTGGTCATCGACATGGACGCTCTGGCCGTGGCGCTCGGGTCGGACGTCTCCCATGGCCACGATGAGCGCATCCTCCCGTTCGTGTTCGCAGCGAGGGACGGCGCACTCGAACGCATGGGCCGCCCGAACGACATCGGTCGCGTGTGGATCATCCGTGGCGCTCCGTCGAACCGTGAGCGTCGCGAGTGGTGGCAGGCGACGGTGGTTGTGCTCGAGACTCCGGCCGATGAGTGCAAGCGCCGCGCCGCCGAAGCTGGTCGTCCGAGCATATGGGCCGACCTGATCGACGCATGGTGGTCTGACTACGAGACCAACGCGACGGATGAGGTGCTGCGCTGATGCCTCGCGCAACCGCTCCCGCATCGCTTCGCCTGATCGCTGGCCGCGGCAACGGCACGGACTCTGGTGGCCGCAAGGTCGCGAAGCCGCCCGCGTTCAAGCGGCTGCCACCCGAGGCTCCCGACTGGCTGCCCGATGAGGCCGCTGCCGAGTGGGCGCGCATCGTTCCCGAACTGGCCCGCCTCGAACTGCTGAAGCCCGTTGACCGCGCATCCCTGACGGCGTACTGCCTGACATGGCAGCGGCTGGTGGATGCCCAGAAGCTGATCGCCGAGAACCGCATCCTCAGCGTCCATCCGATCAAGGATGACGCTGGCGAGGTTATCGATGCGGTGACGATCGCCGGCTATGGCCTGCTTGGCAAGAACTCGCAGGGCATCGTCCGTGCTCCGTGGGTTGCGATCGCTGAGGCCGCGTCGAAGGAACTGCGCGCGTGGGCGGGGGAGTTCGGGTTCACGCCCTCCGCTGAGAACAAGCTTGCTGTGCGGGAGGCCGACGATGACGAGGCCGACCCGTTCGCCTAGCCTGACCAGGGGCGCCGCGCCGAAGACGGCCGACGACCTCAAGATCTCGCCCGAGGTCGCCTACTACCTGACGTCTCGCGGCATTCCGTTCCCCGACTGCCCGCCCCGGATCAAGACACCTGAGCCGCGCCGCGTCAAGGGTGCCGTGTTCGACCCCGAGCGCGTCGACAAGGTGCTCGCCGCATTCGGTGCTCTCAGACACGTGTCGGGCCAGTGGGCCGGATCGCCGCTGAAGCCGGACCCGTGGCAGGTCGCCTACATCCTGGCGCCCGTGTTCGGCTGGGTCGTGTTCGACAAGGACGCCGGCCAGTACGTGCGGATCATCCGCAAGCTGTATGTCGACGTTCCTCGCAAGAATGGCAAGTCGACGCTGCTCGGCGGGATCGCGATCTACATGCTGGCCGCTGACGGTGAGCCGGGCGCGCAGGTTGTGTGCGCAGCAACGTCGGAGCGTCAGGCCGGGTTCGTCTTCAACCCCATCAAGACGCTCGCGAGCAAGTCACCGGCGCTCAAGAAGCATGTGCGCGCAGTCGGCAAGAAGGTGCTGCACCCGAAGTCGGGTTCGTACATCGAGGTCGTGTCGTCGGTAGCGGACGCCCAGCACGGGGCCAACATCCACTGCTCATGTGTTGACGAGCTCCACGTACACAAGACGCCAGACCTGGTCGAGACGATCGAGACGGGCACGGGGTCGCGTCGCCAGCCGCTCAGCGCAACTATCACGACGGCCGACTCGGGTAAGCAGGGCACAATCTACGCCCGCAAGCGCGAGTATGTCGAGCAGTTGGCCCGTGGTGCGATCAAGGACCCGTCGACATACGGCGTCGTGTGGGCCGCTGATCCGAAGGCGGACCCGTTCTCGGAGGAGACGCAGAGGTCGGCGAACCCTGGCTATGGGATCTCGCCGACGCGCTCCTACCTCAAGTCAGCGGCGGCCGAAGCTCAGCAGTCTCCGGCCGATCTCGCGAAGTATCTGCGGCTGCACCTGGGGCTGCGGACGAAGCAGGAGACGAAGTACCTAGACCTCACGGCATGGGACCGTAATCGCGGCATCATCGACGAGACGAACCTGAAGGGTCGGCAGGCGTACGGCGGCCTCGACCTCGCGTCCACGTCGGACTTGTGTGCGCTGGCGTGGCTGCTTCCTGGCGATCGTGGCTTTGATGCGGTGTGGCGGATGTGGACGCCGGAAGCGAACCTGGAGTCGCTGGACAAGCGGACCGCGGGCATGGCGACCGTGTGGGTGCGTGGGGGCTTCCTGACGCTCACGCCGGGCAACGTCGCGGACTACGACTTCATCAGGGCGCAGATCAACCGAGACCGTGAAGCGTTCGACGTGCAGGGCCTCGCATACGACCCGTGGAACTCGAGCCAGCTCGTCAACGACCTCGTGAGCGACGGGGCGCCGATGGTGAAGACCCGACAAGGTCTGCTCACCCTGTCCGCGCCAACGAAGGAACTGCAGCGCATCCTCCTCGAGGGTACGGCTGAGGTTCCGATGTTCCGCCATGGTGGCAATCCTGCGGTGCGCTGGCAGGTCGACAACTTTGCCGTGATGCTCGACGCTGCGGGCAACGTCAAGCCGGATAAGGCGCGCGCGGCCGACAAGATCGACGCGATCGCCGCGGTGATCAACGCCATGTCGCTGGTCCTGGCGATGGAACCCAAGCGAGTGTCGAAGTACGAGACGTCAGATCTGATCGTGGTGTGAAGGGGGCGTCGTGCGTGCTGACCGGCTAGTTCGTTCCCTGTTGCGAGAGCGGTTCGTGGTGACGCTCCGTTCCGGCGAGACCTTCGACGGGCTGCTCGTTGACGCGGACGTGAAGACGTTCCGGATGGCGAACGCGTTCGCGGTCGACCCGAAGGGGAATCGCGTGAGCGTTGACGGTGAACTGTTCATTCCGCGTGACCAGGTGACCTACTTCCAGAGGCCCGGAGGCACTGCATGATCGTCTCTAACGGGCAGGCTCTCGACTTCGCACCGCAGGCCCTGGGCGAGACAGTCCCAAACCTCGCGAACGGCTACTTCTACGCCCGCACTGGCCTCGGACTGGCGAACCTGTACGCCACCTATGCGGCCCTGTATCGTGCGCAGCCGTCAATCTCGACCGTTGTCGACAAGGTGGCTGCTGCTGCCGCTCGGCTGACGGTGAAGGTGTGGGACGTGACGCCCGCGAGCGGCCGGGTAGAGGACACTTCATCGGCGTACGCGCAGCTGATCGCCCGACCCTGCTCAAAGCTGGACCCGTTCGCGTTCTATCGCTGGACGTTCTCGACGTACGAGATCTATGGCGAGGCGTTCTGGTACAAGCAGCGCCGGGATCAGAACTCGAATGGTACGCAGTCGGGGCCGGTTGTGAACCTGCTCCCGATGCACCCGTCGCGTACGGCGATCCACCGCGACACTGATGGCAACGTCGAGTACGTGTTCACGCTCGGTGTCGCTTCTGCGGGCATCCTGCGGGCTCCTGAGACTGACGTGGTCGCGTTCCGTCGCTACAACCCGGACATGCTGATGCGTGGCCTGTCGCGGCTCGAGCCGTTGCGTTCGACCCTGCTGAACGAGGACGCATCCCGCCGTGCGACACAGTCGTTCTGGACCAAGGGGAATCGCCCTGGTCTGCTCCTGAAGCACCCGAGCACGCTGTCACAGAATGCCCAGGACCGGCTCCGCGCGCAGACCGACGCGATCCACGCCGGCGCCGACAACGCCGGCGGCACGATGATCCTCGAAGAGGGCCTGGACGCGGTCATCGTCCAGCTGACGATGGAAGAGATGCAGTACATCGAGGCGCGCAAGCTCAACCTCCAAGAGGCCTGCATGGTGTACGACGTGCCGCCGCCCGTGATCCACATCCTCGACCACGCGACGTACTCGAACATCACCGAGCAGATGCGGTCGATGTACCGCGACACGATGGCCCCGCGGCTTGAGGACGTCGAGTCGGTCATCGACTGGGCATTGACGGGCGAGTTCTTCCCGGCTGGCCAGCGCGAGGTTGAGTTCGATATGGGCGAGGTTCTGCGCGGCGACTTCGAGACGCGCGTCGATAAGGCTGTTGTGATGCGTAATGCGGGCATCGCCACGGGCAACGAGTCGCGAGACTTGGTCGGGCTGCCGATCTCGGATGATCCCGAGATGGACAAGCTGTATGCGAATGCGGCCCTCGTGCCACTCGGAACGCCTGCCGAGAAGGTATCGATCACCGAGGCTGCCACGCCGGACCCCGTGCAGGCTGCGGAGGCTCAGGCGGCGGCAGAGGGCGCGGCTGCGGCTGCCGCTGACGCCCAGGCGCAGCCAGGTAAGGCTTTGTCGCGTTCGCTTGTGTACCGCTCGGCGATGGGTGTCGTGGGGCGCACGAAGGACGCGTCGAAGGTGGCGATCCGGAAGGCGATGGTCGACGAGCACCACCGGGCCTTGTCGAAGTTCTTCGGGCAGCAGCATGAGGCCGTCCGGGCGGCGGTCACGTCGAAGGCGTCAGGGGCGTTCGACCCATCCGCATGGGATGGGGATCTGGCGTCGGTTTTGCATGGCTTGTCGGCCGCAACCGCTCAGGCGATCGGCCAGAAGGTCGCGAAGGATCTCGGCGGCGAGTATTCGTCTGATGACATCGCATCATGGCTGACATCGAACTCGAAGGCGACTGCACAGAAGGTCAATCAGGCGACGGCGGACGAGATCGCGAAGGCGCTCGAATCTGCTTCCGAGACTGACGACTTGGGCGACGTGGTCGATGGCGTGTTCGCCGGCGAGGTTACTGCCCGCGCAGACCAGATCTCGAATAGCCGAGTGGCTACCATTGCTGGCCTCGCTTCCCTGGTTGCGGCGCGTATGTCGTCGGCCAAGACGAAGACGTGGGTGACGGGCGGGAATCCCCGCGGGGCCCATGCGCAGATGAGCGGTCAGACCGTGCCTCTGGGGGAGAAGTTCTCCAACGGCATGGACGGCCCCGGCGACTACTCCGGCGGCGCTGACGAGGTCGCCAATTGCAACTGCGACATGGACTTCTCGACGGAAGGTTGACATGAAGATCATCCGCAAGGACGCCACGATCAGCCCGACCGGCGCTGACGACGAGTTCCCCGGTTCGTTCGAGGTCATCCTCAGCGCACCGACCGAGGACCGCGATGGAGAGACCCTGTTGCCCGAAGAGTGGAAGCAGCCCTTGCCGCCGCGGATCACGTTCGACTCCGACCACGGCATGAGCGTCGCCACCACTGTCGGATCGGGCGTGCCCCGGATCGACCCCAGCACCGGCAACCTGATCGTCGCCGGCACGTACTCGAGCCTGCCCCGTGCGCAGGAGGTTCGGACGCTCGTCAACGAGGGCCACATCCAGACGACCTCCGTGGCGTTCATGTCGAGCCGTTCTCCCCAGAAGGACGGCAAGCAGACCATCACCCGCGAGCTCCTGAACGGGGCGTTCGTGGCGATTCCCAGCAACCGAGAGGCACTGGTCATGGCATCCAAGTCCGTCGAGCAGAAGGTCGGTGCACGTAACGCAGCCGCCGACATGGAGCACATCCAGGCCGCACACGACCACACGGCCGCGCTCGGCGCAGCCTGCGGGGCGAAGTCGTACACCCGCAAGGATGCCGACACCGAGGACCAGTCCAACCCGGTCGCTCTCGTCCAGGGCGTCGACGCCGCCATCGACCAGGCCATCGACCTGTTCGCCACAGTCGACGCCACCACACTGCCTGCCGAAGTCCAGCAGGCCATCGCACTCATCCAGGCCGCCGACGCAACACTCGACGCGCTCATGGATGCGGTCGGCATTCCCGACCCCGACGAAGACGCCGAATCTGGCGCCGCTGAGGACGCCGCACCGGACGCCGCACCCCAGGGTGCCGCCGCCGATGCCGCCGCCAAGGCCGCCCCCGTGGAGGAAGTCGACTCGGATGCAGTGATGGCGAGGGCGCTTCCGCTCCTCGCCGCCCGTTTCGTCTGACCCAAACCACCCGAAAGGAACCAGATCATGGCTACCCCCACGCTCATCGAGGCCAAGGCCGGGATGCGAGACCTGGGCACTAAGGCCCAGACCGTCGTCAATGACGACACTCTCACCCCGCCGGAGAAGATGCTCCGGCTCGACAACTATGCCAAGGACCTCAAGGCGTTCCAGGACGTCGTCGCCGTCCACGAGGCAGCGGCCCGTCTCATGGTCGGTGGCGAGGCGGCTCCCGAGGCCAAGTCGACCACGGACCCCCGCAACAAGACCATCGGTCGTCAGATCGTCGAGTCGGAGGCGTTCCGTCAGGCTGCCGCCGCCAAGAGCGGAAGCCGCTGGGCTTACTCCGCCGAACTCGGCACGAAGGTCGCCGCGACGGTCGACGAAGGCACCACGATCGCCAACGGCCAGCTCAACGGCGCCGCCGGCGTTCTCTCCCTCCCCGACTACCTGCCTGGCATCGTGGACATTCGGTTCGCGCCGCTGTCCGTCGCCCAGCTGTTCGCGCAGGGCGCTACGACCTCCGCGATCGTCTCGTACGTGAAAGAGGCGACTGAGACCGCCGGTGCCGCGGCCACGTCTGAGAAGACGAAGAAGGGGCAGGCTGACGCGACGTTCACTCGTGTCAACGAGCAGGTCGGCAAGGTCGCGGCGTTCTTCAAGATCACCGATGAGATGCTGCAGGACACGGCACAGGCCGAGTCCTTCCTGTCCAACCGGCTCGTGGCGCAGGTTGGCCGCGAGGAGGAGAACGAGGCCCTGAACGGCACCGGCTACCCGGCGCTTGCTGGCATCCTCGCACGCTCCGGGATGCAGACCACGCTGAACATCGCCGCCGGCACGATCGCCGACCCGATGCTCTTCGCGATGAAGGTCTTCAACCAGGTCACCGCGATCCGCACCACGGCCTTCGTGGAGCCCGACGCGGTCGTCATGAACCCGCTCGACTGGCAGTACCTGCAGCTCGCGCGGGACGTCAACAAGCAGTTCTATGCCGGCGGCCCCTTCTCGGGCGCCTACGGCAACGGCGGCTTCACGAACGTGGCGGCCTTGTGGGGCCTTCGCGTGGTGCAGTCCCCGCGCATCGCAGCTGGCACGGCTCTCGTGGGCGGCTTCCAGGAGGGCGGGCAGTTCTTCCGTCGCCAGGGCATCACCGTCGAGATGGCGAACCAGAACGAAGACGACTTCGTCAACAACCTGATCACGGTCCGGGCCGAGTCGCGTTCCGCGCTCGCCATCTACCGCGCCGGGGCATTCGGCAAGGTCACCGTCACCTGGGCGTGAGTCCAACCCAGACGGGCCGTCCAGCACGGGCGGCCCGTCTGCCCTCATCGCTTCACACGAAAGGCAGCATCATGGCTGGAGAAACCACCTACTGCGACGACTACGAGGCGATCACCGGTAAGACGATCCCCATCCCTGATGGGCCGGTCATCGAGACGAAGGTTGTCGCCGCGCCCAAGTCCCCCAAGGTTGCCCCGGCGACTGTCGCAGAGACCGCCTGACCCATGGCTACGTCATTCGCCACGGTCGACCAGCTCGCGGCCTACCTCCAGCAACCACTGTCTCCGGGGGACCCGTCCGCGACGCTGATGCTGAACATCGCCTCGGCGATGGTCCGTGAGGAGCTGCAACAGGATCTCGACTACGTGGCGAACGACGTTCAGATGCTCGACCCGATCAACGGGGCGTGGATCTTCCTGCCCCAGATGCCCGTGATGGCTGTGACGCTCGTCGAGTACCTCGACGCGGACGGGGTGACGTGGCTCACGGCTGACCCGTCGCTCTACACGGTGTCGCTACGGCTTGGCATCATCGCTGGACTGCCGAACCTCGGGACGCAGTGGCCGAAGACGCCAGGCTCATGGCGGGTCACGTACTCCCACGGCTTCAACCCGATCCCCGATAGCCTGGTCGGCGTCTGCCTGGGCGTCGCGGCCCGTACCTACTCGACGCCCGCGGGTGCCGAGTCGGAGCGGATCGGCGGCTATCAGGTGAAGTACGCCATGCAGGCGGACGGCTTCAGCCCGCTGGAGAAGGCGGTCCTGGACCGCTACCGGCTGGGTCGTATCGGATGACGCTCTACCGGCTCATGAACCAGAACCTCACGGTTCAGACCGTAGGCGGGTCAACACTCGACGCGTACGGGAATGTCATCCCTGTGCTGCTGGGTACCCCTGTGGCGACGGTCGGATACCTGGAGCAGTCCACGACCACCGAGTACCTGACGGGGCGCCAGACGACGATCACCACCTGGCAGGCGTACCTCCCCGACGAGGCCGTTATCCACCCGATGGACTTCATCACCTACCAGGGGCAGCGGTTCCAGGTCGATGGCGAACCGTGGCACGTCTTCAACCCGCGCACGTCGGCCGTGTCACACATCCAGGTCAAGCTCACGGAGGTGACGTGATGCTGGTCTTCGACGATCCCGCGACGGGGCTGCACATCGAGGTCGACGAGGGCATCGACGAGAAGGTCATCCATCTCCCCCAGATCAAGACGAACTCGAAGAAGGCCGCGAAGGACATCGCCGAGTATGCGCGCTCCATCGCCCCCCGCGAGTCCGGACACTACGCCGAAGGCATCGACGTCCAAGAGACCAAGTCGGGGTATCGCGTCATCGCCTCCGACCAGAAGTCGGCGTGGATCGAGTTCGGCATCCCGAGCCATAACCAGCCTGCTCGCTGGACGTTGCGCACCGCCGCCGCGGCTCTCGGCTACAAGTTCAAGAAGTCGAAGGGCTGACGATGCCGTATCCACTCGCAAGCCTCCCGGACGATGAACTAGCGCTGATCCAGTACCTGCGCAGCATCTCCGCCGTGACCGCTCTCGTGCCCGGCGTCCGGATCACGACCGAACTGCCCCCGTCGCCCACATACCCCGTCGTCCTCGTGCAGCGCGCTGGCGGGACGGTCATTGCCCGCGCGATCGACGACTCAGCGCTACAGGTCGACGTGATCAACGATGCCGGGAAGCGCCGCGAGTGCAAGATCCTCGCCCAGACCGTACGGGCTGCCGTCCTCGCGATCGCCAACGACCAGGTTGCCGAGGCTGTCCTCGCGTCCGGCTTCGAGGAGATCGGCCCCCAGTACATCCCGGACACGATCCCAGTCCCCCCACTACCGCGTTACACGGCCCGTTACCGGGTCTTGCTGCACGCCTGACACCACCCACTGATCACCCGCCGACCCGGCGGGCCGTTGTCATGCCCATCACGAAAGGAAGCCCATCATGGGTGCACTCAACTCCGGTCAGATCCGGGTCGCCGGTACGGGGGCCGTATCTCGTGCCCCGCTCGGCACCACCCTGCCGACCGACTCCACCACCGCCCTCGCCGCCGCATATGTCAATGTCGGATACCTGACGAACGGCTTCGAGGTCTCCCAGGAGCTCAAGACCAAGGAGATCACCGTCTGGCAGTCGCAGGAGGCGGGTCGCATCATCAAGACCGGCCTGACGCGCAAGATCAAGTTCGAGCTGCAGCAGAACAACAAGACGACCTTGCAGCTCGCATGGGGCGGCACTGTCGTCTCTCTGCCTGGCACCCCGACTGGCGGCGCGATCACTATCGGCACCGCTGGCGTGCTGACCACGGCGACCGCACACGGCCTGTCTGTCGGCAACCCGGTCGCGCTGGCCACGGTGGTCACGTCTACCGGCATCGCCGCGTCGACGGTCTACTACATCATCGCGGTCGGCTCCTCGACCACGCTGACGCTGTCGGCCACCCAGGGTGGCGTCGCACTGACGACCACCGCGGGCACCGGCACCGGTCTGGCGCTCGCACAGGCGTACCAGTTGGACCTCAATGACATCTGGACCTGGGCCGACGGCATCTACGTCTTCGATGTCGCCGACGGCATTATCAGCCAGCGCATTATCGTCCAGGTCGGCGCCGTGCTGACCATGCCGACGATCAAGTTCGTCAAGGACGACTCGACCTCCTACAACATGGAGATCCAGGCGATCAAGCCGGCCGACGGTACCGACTCGATCCTGATCTACGGCGTCGACGTCAACGCGGTCCTCTGATGGCGATCCTCAAGGCTGCACCCGAGGGCGCCAAGGTCTTTGACCTTGAGGCTGCGCGCGCGGCGCGGGCTGAGGCTCGATCGGCCGCTGGGGGCGGTAACCCGCTGCTCAAAGTCTCGGGCGGCTTCATCGAGGTCCATCCCGAGATCGAGTTGTCTGCCGTCGACGACCTCAACGCCAACCGCTTCGAGGTCGCGCTCGGCAAGATCCTGGTCGACCCAGCCGACGTCCCGACCCTGCTCGGATCGGGCCTGACGTCCAACGACCTGACGGCGATCGCTTACTTCATCACTGGGGCGACCCTGGGGGAATAGCGGGCCTCGCGCAAACCCTGACCGACCACTGGTCAGAGCTCGAGGCCGACTTCACGCGCTACTGCCACGGGACGGATCTGCGGATGGCCTGCTGGGGTCCGTCCCCGTGGGGTGTTCGCAGACTCCTGTCACACGTCAACAACCTGCCACGGGACTCGGCGTACAGCCGGGCGCTGCGTGGCGCCCGGGCGTTCTGGGATGAGCAGGTCGAGCTCACCGCGCAGTTGATCGACGCGGTGAACGTCCAGTCGTACTACCTGCTCAAGGTGAACGGCCAAGACAGCGCACGCCAGCCCGAGCCGGTCACGCGTCCTGGTGTTGAGAACAAAACCCCAGTGAGTTCCCTGTCCGACTTCGCCGCATGGATCAAGAACGGGGCGTGACATGGCTCTCTCCGCTGGCGCTGTATCCCTGCCGGTACGCGGCGACGCGAAGGGTTTCGGCGCGAACCTGTTCTCCGACCTCAAGGGCATGGGGGGCGAGTTCGGCGGGATCGGAAAGCACATCGGCGGGCTCATCGTTGGCGGGCTGGGTGCGGTCGGGGTCGCGACGTCCATCGGTGCCGTGTTCAGGGCGGGCTTCGAGGAGTACGGCGCCGCGGACAAGCTGAACGCCCAGTTCGCGGCGGGCATGACGTCGACGAAGAACGTGGCGAACCTGTCCGTGAAGGGCATGAACGACCTCGCTGCGTCCATCTCGGGCTACTCGGGCATGACCGACGAGAGCATCGGGGCCAGTGAGCAGCTGCTCCAGACGTTCACGAACATCCGCAACGTCGGCCCTGACAAGATCTTCGACCAGGCCACTGCGGCGACCGCGGACATGGCCGCAAAGATGGGCGGCGACGCATCCTCGAATGCGATCCTGCTCGGCAAGGCGCTGAACGACCCGGTCAAGGGTCTCACCGCGCTGACGCGTGTCGGCGTGACATTCACGCAGGGCCAGAAAGACCAGATCGCAGCCATGACCAAGGCCGGCGACACGGTCGGCGCGCAGAAGGTCATCCTGGCCGAACTCCAGACTGAGTTCGGCGGGGCGGCGGCGGCGGCTGGTAGCACCCTGCCGGGCGCGATCAACAAGTCGAAGGTGGCCTTCGACGAGATGTCGAAGACGATCGTCACTGGTCTGGTTCCGGTCATGCTGCCTGCGATCAACGGTGTCGCGGCGGGCATGGTCAAGGTCACTCCGATGATCGAGGGCTTCGAGACCAAGGTCGGCGACGCGTTCAAGCTCATCAAGGGCTCGTTCACTGGCAAGGGTGCCGATGTCGACATGGGCAAGTGGACGAATCCGCTGATCAACGCCGGTGCCATGATCCGGACCGTCGTTGACACGATCAAGCTCAAGGTCGCTGGGATGTGGACGACCTTCAAGCCTGTCTTCGTCGCCCTTGGTGGCGTGTTCGCATCGCTTGGCCCGCAGATCATGCCGCTCATTCCGCAGGTCATGGGACTGGCTGGTTCGTTCTCCCCACTGTCGCTGCTGTTCAAGGCGATCCTGCCGATCCTGCCGCAGCTGATCCCCATGATTGCCGGACTTGCGGGAACCATCGCAGGCGCACTCGGTCAGGCCATCGGGATCGTTCTGCCGATCCTCACGCAGATCGTGGCGGCGGTGTTCCCCGAGCTCGTGAACGTGATCCAGACCCTGCTGCCCATCGTGATGAACCTGGTGGGCGTGATGGGTCCGGTCCTGTCCACGATCTTCACGGCGCTCATGCCGATCATCAGTCAGGTCGCCGGGGTCATCCTGACACTCGTCGTGGCGCTGATGCCGGTCATTGACTGCGTGGTTCAGCTTGTCGCGACACTGCTCCCGCCACTGATCCAGCTGTTCATGGCGATCCTGCCGCCCGTGCTGGCCGTGGTCTCTGTGATCGTCGCGATCCTGGTACCGGTGCTGAAGGTGGTCATCGAGGTCATCACCTGGATCGTGCAGGTCGTCATCTCGGCGCTGATCGCAGCCTTCAACGACGTCATGGTCATCATCCCCAAGGTGGGCGCTGTCTTCGGCGCGATCGGCGACATGATCAAGGGCGGCTTCAACGGGGTCGTGTCGTTCGTGAAGGGCATCTTCAACACGATCACGGGCCTGGTCAACGGGGTCATCGACGGCATTAACCAGGCGACCTCGGTGGCGGGCGCGATCGGCGTCCACATCGGCGTCATCCCCCATCTGCCGACACTGGCCGCAGGCGCCACCGTGCTGCCCACGCCGGGCGGCACTGTCGTCCGGGTCGCTGAGGCTGGCCGCGCTGAGACCGTGGTCGACACAGGCAAGATGAACGCCCTCCTCGACAGGGTGCTCGCTGGTGGGACGAACGGCGCGGCGAGTGTGGTGGACCTCTCCGACAAGAGCGCGATCAAGATCGTGCAGGCCGCCCACGAGATGTCCCTGAACCTGTCTGTGGGCCAGACGCGGACCAACGACAACACGCGCACGATCCAGGGCAGGAGATGGTGACATGGCGTTGACTGTTGCGCTGACTGGGGATGCTGGTGCGCCTCAGGCTGGCGTCACGATCGATGGCCTGTCGACGGGTACGGCGTGCGCGATCGTGGTCACTGTCTCGTGGGATGGTGGCGCGACCTGGTACCCGGTCCGTGGCGGCAGCGTCACGGGCATCCTCGGCTCGACGTTCATCCGGGACTACTTCCCGCCGCTCAACGTGACCGCGACCTATCAGGCCATCATCACGGGCGGAACGTCGGTCACCTGGTCGACGACAGTCCTCATCACGTCCCCAACGGCCTGGATTCAGGACCCGCTCGCCCCGAAGTCATCCGTGGCGCTATACGCCGACATGTCGTCGGGGCACGTGCTGCTCACCCTCGGGTCGCTGGCGAATGCGACATGGAGCCAGCTTGTCGACACGGCGTCGGTGATGGGCACGGATACCCCGGCCGCGTCGATCGGCATCCGCCAGAAGGTGTCCGTGCTGCCGTTCGTGCTGACCTATGACGTGGCGGCTGAGGGTGGCGCGCTTCACAACATGCTGATGAATGCCGGCCAGGTTGTGATTCGGGGGCTACCGGCTGTGGGTCTGCTCGATCCGGTGGCGTACTGCTCCCTGGGTGACGCGACAGAGACTCGTGAGGCTGCGGGAACCGTGTCTGAGTGGACGCTGACGGCCCGCCAGGTCACGCCTGTCACGATGCGAATCGTCGTCCCCTGGTGGACGTTCGACATGGTCAAGACGCTCGTTCTGGCCCAGATGGGCACCAGCGTCACCTTCGACCAGGTTAAGGCCGCACAGCCCACCGGCAAAACTTTCACACAGTGGTTGGCGAACCCGGGTGTCCTGTGAGGCTCGTCTCTGCTGACCTGGATGACGAGGTCGCTGGGTCGGCGCAGGGTGACGTGTTCACCGCGTCGGTGTGGCGTGATGGGTCACTGCTGGTCCCGTCGCTGGGGATCAAGTCGTGTGCGCTCGGGTGGGACGTGTCCCGCGACGTACAGGGGCAGATGACGCTGGTCGCCTCCGACCCTGACGGGTCCCTGTCGCCGTGGGGGATGGGTGACCCGTTGGGGCCTGGCGGGTCACTGCTGTCTCTCGCGTGGCAGTCGGGGATCTCTGGCGCTCGCGTGACGTACGGTCAGTGGCGGATCCGGAAATCAGCCCCTACGGAACGGTGGCTGGTCTACGGGTCCTCTCGTGGCCCGATCCGGGTCTCGTCCGGTGCGGAAGTCACGATCCAGGCCGATGAGGCGATCACAGCGGCCGCGTCGATCTGCCGCCTGGACGGCGAGGCGATCCCGGTCGGTGCGACCGTGTACGGCGAGCTCCAGCGGATTCTGCGTGACTACGGCAGCGTCGACACGACGCTCGCGCCGGCGAACGCGGTCATCCCCGCCACCTACGTCTATCCCGAGTCGCGTACCGCTGCTGTGGGTGACCTGCTCGACATGATCTCGGCGACGGCCAGGATCGGCCCGGACGGGTCGCTGCAGGTGGTGCCACTGTCTGGTGTCGGCCCCGTGTGGACGATCCAGGGCGGGGTTGGCGGGGCGCTTGTCGACCTGACCCGGTCGCTGAGCGATGCGGCCACGTACAACGCGGTCACGTCGAAGGGGACAGCGGCGGATGGGACGCCGCTGATCGGCCGCGCATACCTGGGTACTGGCCCGCTCGCCTTCGGGGGTCCCTACGGCAAGGTCCCGTATTTTCATCAGGCGATCGCGACGACCCAGGCGGGCGTGGATGCCGACGCGCGGACCTTGCGCGACCAGCAGATCACGAGCGGCACGATCGACCTGCCCGTGTCGTGTCTCGCGCATCCTGGCATCCAGCCGCATGACCTGGTGACCGTCGTCGCCCCGACGATCGCAGGGGACATTCCGCTCATCGGACGGGTGGTTGCCATGTCGTGGCAGACGGTGCAGTCCGACAAGGGGATCGTGCCCAGCAAGTCCATGTCACTGACGGTCCGGGTCTCCACGGAAACCCTCGAGGCCGTGTCCGTGCAGGTGCGCCGTGGCTGATCTTGGCATGAACGTTCGGCCCGGTGTGATCGTCGGGACCGGGCCGAGTCTCGCGGTGAACGTGGATGGTGCGGTGTACGCCTCGCCCTGGTGCCCTGTCTCGTACACGCCCGCGCTGAACGACCGGGTGCGGGTGCTGCTGTGTGCTGGTGAGGCGACGATCCTGGGCGCCACGTCGATTCCCGGATCAGGTCCAGGGGTTGCACCCGCACCGACCGCACCGCCGGTCACAGGCTCGGGCACGCTCTCTATGCCCGCGATCGACTCCGGCTCATACCGGTCGGCTGACGGCTGGGGACATCCCGGCTCGGGTCGTGGCATGTCACTACGCGCGGTCGGTCAAGGCTCGGCACCTGGCTCCTCGTACGCCTACAACGGCGCATGGTTCTACGGGTCGCAGGCGAACCAGATCGCCGGTGCGACATGGGACGCGGTTCGACTCAGGGTCGGTCCCCGACTGGAGATCGGCAGCAACAACTCGGCGCTCACGATGCACGCCTACGCGCACACGTCGAGCACCCGGCCTGGCGGGGACGTGACACGTGTCGCTGGCCCGTACGACTTCACTCTCGCCGCGCACTACGGCGGCGGCTGGGTCGGGACTCTCCCGTCCGCGTGCTACGCCACCATCGCCGCGGGTGGCGGCATTTCGATCACCGGCTCCCCGTATCTGGGGATCGCCGGGCTGGACGTTGACCCGGCGAGCGGCCAGCTCGACGCCGATTGGCATAGGTAAGGAGTCTCATGGCAACCAACCCGAACGGTGTCGCCCAGCCTGCAGGTAGCGACGGATTCGACCCCGTCTACTGGATGCAGCAGATCGTGGCATCGCTGCACGGCAGGATCGCGATCCTCGCCGCGAACGCGACTGCGCGTACGACGTTGGCGACCACGTGCGGATGGACGCCCAGCCCAACTGATCCGCTCGTCGTCCTCCAGACGGACACTCTGGTGCGGTGGACCTACGACGGGACGACGTGGCGCAGCTCGTCGCACGCGGAGTTCACCACGTCCATTGTCGGTGCTGGCAACGGGGTCCTGAACTCGTCCATCGGCACAGTCACGAACGTGGCCGGTGCGACGACGGACCTGACGTTCGCGACCGCATCGGCGGGGACGATCGTCATTGCCCAGCCGGGCGTGTATGCCCTGACGATCGCGGTAGTCGTGGGCGGCACCGTGACTGGCCGCACGTTCGTGACAGTCACAGGCGGCCCGGTCGTCGTGCAGCAGAACGCGTTCGTCGGTGAGGGCGGTCTCCTGTTGGCGTACCCGAACCTGCTGACCCTGACCGCGTCCCAGGTGCTCTCGTTCCAGTACATGCAGACAACGGGCGGCCCTGTCACGAGCACGTCCCGCATCGCGATCACGAAGATCGCCTGATGTTCCCGACCTACGTCCCGACGCGTACCGTCTCGCTGTCCGCTGGCTACCTCGATCCTGGCATCAATGCGGCCGTGACCCTGTCGGTGACGGTTCGTTCGTCGCTGGATCTGACCTGGATCGCGACCGGGTTCACGTTTGCGCAGATGGTCAGCACCTACACCGCGTCACCCCCGGCACTGTGGCAGATCACGCTGCCGACGACCGACGCGACCGGCTGGAAGAACACGGCCACGGGTGCCGCAGTCTCGTCCCCGACGCACTCGTACACGGCGACGATCGAGTTCGTGTCGCCGCTCGGTGGGCAGACCGTCCCGGCTGTCACCATCGGCCCGTTCTCGCTGCCCATCGGCGACGGGTCCGTGGTCAGCCTCGACAGCCTGTTCCCGATCACGACCGTCACCGGCACCATTCCCGACGTGTGGGGCTCCATCTCGCAGGCACGCGCCACGATCGCGGCCGTGACAGACGCGTCGCTGCTGACCTCGGGCACGCTCAACGATGCCCGCCTGCCCGTCGCCTCACAGGGTGCGTCTGTCATCAACGCCTCGAACCTGACCACGGGCACGGTTGCCGACGCGCGGCTGCCCGCGTACGTGGCGAAGGGTGCCCTTGTCCGCAACATCGTGGACTACGGCGCTGTCGGCGACGGGACCACGGACAACACGACCGCGTTCAACGCCGCCATCGCGTACGCCAACTCGCTCCTGGGCAGCGACCGGGAAAACGTCACTGGCGTCACGTTCCACATCCCTGACGGCCGGTACAAGATCAGTTCGGCACTCAACCCGATCACCGTCTCTGGCGTCCACTTCACCGGTCGGTCGCGCGACGGGAGCGTGCTGCTCCTGGCATCCGCGTCGACCACGTTCACATGGGGCGACTCGTCGCTGACCCGGCTTCCGGTCGGCGGCGGGCTGCACAACATGAAGATCGAGTACGCGGCTGACACTGTCGGGTCGGTCGTCACCATTGACTACGCCTTCGATACTGAGTTCAGCGACCTACAGCTGGTCCGCATCCCGACGCTGCTCAAGATGGGCATCACGTCATCTCGGATCGCGGGCGGCGTCACTGTCCGCAACGTCCACGGGTCCATCGCGAACGCTGGCGTGCCCCTGTTCGACCTGCGGTTCGGCGCCGGGTTCATGATGTCCGACTCGGGCGTGTTCGTGCGCGGCGTCCTGCCCCCCGTCCACCCTGCCGCGATGACGACGGTGACCGGGACGTACGCGTTCTCGTGCTTGGCTGGAAGCTGGGACACGATCCAGATCTCCAACAGCATCTTCGAGCGGTTCGACTTCGGGATGATCGTGATCCCTGCCGCGTCGCAGATCTACCAGAACTTCATGCTCTCGAACACGGTCTTCGACTACTGCAAGCGGCAGGGCATCTACCTCGATTCGACTAACGGCATCATCAGTGGATTCAGTGCAGGCAACCGCTGCTGGGTGATGTCGTGGGAAGACAACAGCGTTCAGATACTCGGTTCGTCGATGAACGACTTCCATGACATGGACCTCATCATCCCGATCTCCGGCAAGGGAGCCCTCTCCTATGCGGCGACGAACGCGAAGCAGAACCGCTACAAGCTCGCGGTCGGTGCCAACTCTCGCGCCTCGGCTCTCGCGGGATCCGTCTACTTCGCGCCCGGTGCGAAAGGCTTCCACCTCGACAGCTGCGACGGCAACGATGACCTGACCGCCGCTGGTACTCCGTGGCGCAACGACTGGGGCGTCTATGTGGGCGCCGACTGTGACGGCTACCGGATCACCGACTGCCGGTTCACGGGTGGCGCGGGCGGCGGCTACAACCTCGCGGCGAACACAGTGACTTCGACGAACCGCCGCATCAACGGCAACATCGGCACCGGATACGCAGGCTATGTGGCCCTGTCGCCTGCGGGCTCGACTGTCGTCACGACGAACCTGTCAGCGCTCGTCTGGGACCTCAGCATCTACGGCGGCACGGTCACGGTCATCGCCAAGAACGGGACCACGATCACGGGCATGACGTCCGGGTCACTGCGCATCGGTCCCGGTGAGACGTTCGCCATCACCTACAGCGTCGCGCCGTCCATCTCCCGATTCGTCCAGGCTTAGGAGCGCCCCATGCCCACAGCGCAGCAAGTGATCGACATCGCCAAGACCCAGGTCGGCTACCGCGAGGGCTTCTCCGGGGGCCACTGGAACAACATCGAGAAGTACGCTGCCCAGGTCCCCGGCCTGGAATGGGCCAACGGGTACGCCTGGTGCGACGTGTTCGTGGCTTGGTGCTTCCACCAGGCAGGCCTGGCCGACTTCCCAGTGTCCGCCTCGTGTGCCGTGAGCGTCGCCGGATGGAAGTCCCGCAAGCGCTGGTCAACGACCCCCACGCTCGGCGCTCAGGTTCTGTACGGCCCAGGAGGTGGCGAGCACACCGGAATCGTCGTCGGCATCACCGCGACCACGATCACCACGGTCGAGGGGAACACCAACACCAACGGGTCACCAGAAGGCGATGGCGTCTACCAGAAGGCCCACAACCGCGCCGACTCGTACATCTACGGCTACGGGGCGCCTGCCTACGGCACTCACTCGGGAAGCCCCGGTGGCATCGCGTCGGGCACCGTTCACATCCCCAGCGCACCCTCATTCCCGACCAACTCCCCGACACCAGCACCACTCACACAGGAGGACGACATGACCGTTCGATTCACGAACCGAGGCAGTGTGTACGCCGCAAACATCGGCACCGGTGCCTTCTGGACGCCGACATCGGAGGAGGACGACCAACTGCGCAGCCTCCCAGGCGTCACCGACGAGGGCACCAAGGGCGACTTCAACGACAGGCAGGTCGACCTCATCCGCACCATGTGCGCCAAGGTCGCCAAGTCCATCAAGGCGGTCTGACATGAAGCCCACCATCGGCCGCATCGTCCACTACACCCTGTCCGGCATGGACGTCGCCAAGATCACGCAGGCTCGCACCAAGGACCTCGACACCGAGGGCAACGCTGTCCGCGAGGGCGACGTCTTCCCGATGCTCATCACGCGCGTCTGGGGCTCCACGCCCGAGAGCGCCGTTCAAGGGCAGGTCTTCCTCGACGGCAACGACACCCTCTGGGTGACTGCTGTGGTCGTAGGCGAGGGTCCCCGCACCTACGCCTGGCCCACCATCACCAAGGAGAACTGACATGACCACCGAGCAGACCGTCGCACTCATTCTCGCCATCGGCACAGTCCTGCCGCTGGTCACCGCCATCGTGCAGCAGAAGCGCTGGTCGAGCCGCACCCGGACCATCATCGGCGTCGGCATGTCGGTCCTGGCGGGCCTCGTCGGCTACGTGTCGACAAACGGCCTCGAGGTCAGCGACCCGACCAAGATCCTCGTCTTCGTCACGGGCGTCGTCATCGCAGCGGTCAGCGTCTATGAAGGCGTGTGGAAGCCGTCCGGGGTCGCCAACAAGATCGAGGTCGCCACGAGCCCTGCACCTGTTCCGGCTCACGCGATCGATCCCGTGGTGGTCGCCCCGTCTGTCACAGCGAACGCTGACGGGGCGATCACGAGCGTGGCTGCTGACGGCACCACGACCCTGAGCTGATGGGCGACGGGGGGATGGCTCAGGCGATCGAGCCGCGTGAAGCGGAGGCGATGGCCATCACGCTCACGCGCATGGAGGGCAAGCTCGATTCGGTGGTGGAGAAGGTCTCCGATCTGCGGGCCGAGGTGACCCTGCACCGGGGGGAGATCCGAGCCCTTCAGTCCGTGACTCAGCAGCTCGAGTCGGACATGAAGGGCGCTGAGGAGGCTCGCACGCTGGCTGCTGCTGCGGTGAAGGCCGCAGATGAGGCGCGGGTTGCCATGGCTAAGGCTGCAGTCGACAACTCGACACAGCAGTGGACGCCCTTTCAGCGGCTCTTCGCCGTGTTCATCGGGCTCGCAGCGCTGGCCACCATCGCCTTCTCCATCTACATGATGACGCACTGACATGCTCGCCATCACCGACCTCGACAAGTTCAAGGCCAAGCCTGTCGCCCCCTCGTACGCCACGAATCTGCGCACGTTCTACTCGCCCGTCGATGACGTGCACGGGGCGCTCGTGGCCGTTGTCGCCAGCGCTCAGCACTCGATCGTGGTCAGCATGTACGGCTACGACGACGACCAACTCGCCGAACTCCTCGACACCGCGCTCAAGGACCCGACGATGTACGTACAGATCAGCCTCGACAAGTCACAGGCTGGCGGCGTGCATGAGCGGACGATCTTGGAGAAGTACAGCCATGAGATGACGGGCAACAGCGTCGCCATCGGAACCTCAGAGCGTGGTGCGATCAACCATCGGAAGATGGTCATCGTGGACGGCGAGTGGCTCATTGGCGGGTCCACGAACTGGTCGGTCAGCGGTGAGACCCTACAGGCGAACGAGGCGACGATCCTGCGGGATGCCGTTGCGTGCGCAGAGGCTCGGACGGTCCTCGACATCACGCACAACCACATGCTCGCCGTCATGCGAGCCAAGGCCACCACCGCCTGACCCCGACTGTGGCCGCCAGTGTGACTCGACGCCAGCCATGACGAATGGGCTGGCGCCGGCGACCGTGGCGGCCGCCCTAGACCCACCCGCCCATACGTCAGGAGCGCCACGTGATCACCGACAACACGCTCGACCCGAACGAGACCCGCGACAAGGCGTTCGACTGGGGACCACAGCTGGCTGTGCTTGCTCCCGGCGAGACCATCGCCTCAGCCGAGGTCCTCATCGTCGACAAGGCCGGCGTGACCGCGACGAACGCCACGGTGGTCGCCACGACACATACGGACACCACCGTCACCGTGCGACTGTCCGGGGTGACTGGTACCGAGGTCTACCTCCTGTGCCGGGTGACGACGTCCACGAGCGAGATCCTCGACGACACGTGGCGCCTGTTCGTGACCAACCACTAACCCCCTACCTCGTCGCATCGCCGTCGAGGCCCAATGCCCCCCATCTTCGGATGGGGGGCGCTTTGCTATGCCCGGACTCAGTAGCACGGTTTGTAGCACCCGACCCCTTCCAATCTCATCGACTCCGGTCTATATGGCCTAGTCAACACGGTGGGCGCACCCAGATTCGAACTGGGGACCCCTTCCTTGTAAGAGAAGGGCACGCTACGCTTAGCAGGGGTCGAAAGTGCCCCTGGCTAGGGCATTCGCCAGGCATGTCTAGGCATGCCAAGGTTAACTATGTATCACGGTGTGTATCACGGGAAGATGAGGCCATGAGCAGACGCGCATCCGGTACCGGATCGGTCATCACTCGCAAAGACGGCCGCCTCGTCCTGTGCATCGAGGGCGGATGGAACCGACACGGAGTCCGGCGCCAGATCCGCCGCGTCACCCCCAAGGGCACCACCAGACCTGAGGCTGACCGGATGTTGCTCCGGTTGCTCCGCGAGACCAACCCCGAGACCGCGGCGAGCCCGACCACCGTCAAGACGTACGCGGACGTATGGCTCCCTCGCGTCCAGCAGCACCTACGGCCGTCCTCGCTCATGGTCACCGTGGCCGCGCTGCGATGGATCGTGCCAGCCATCGGGCATCGACGCCTCGACAGGCTCACCCCCGGCGACATCCGCGCCGTGAGCAAGGCGATCCTGGACGGCAGCCTTGCACCGTCGACAGCCTCGAGGTACCGCGGCGTCCTCGCGAAGATGCTCAAGGATGCCCGCCTCGACGGCCACCAGGTGCCGGCTGTCGTCGATGACGTCGAGGGCGTGCCACAGGGCGAATCCACTCGCGGCGCCATCCCCACCGATCACGCCATCCTCATCCTCGCCGCTGCAGCCGAACGCCCCGACCGATCACGCTGGGCCGCGGCGCTGCTGCAGGGCATGCGGCCGGCCGAAGTCCTCGGGCTCACCTGGGACCACGTAGACCTCGACAAGGGCATGGTCCTCATCGAGTGGCAGTTGCAAGCGCTCCCCTACCTCGTCGCCCGTGACCGTCGCTCCGGCTTCAAAGTTCCCGTCAGCTACGTCGCGCATCAGCTCGAAGGCCGATGGCACCTCGTACGGCCCAAGACGAAGAGCGGACAGCGCTACATCGCCATGGACGGCCTCCTCGTCGAGTGGCTGCGCGACTGGTACCGGATCGCCGAGCCGTCGCCGCACAACCTCGTGTGGTCAGAGCACGGGCACCCGATCGACCCGAAGGATGATCGCAAGGCATGGCGGGACGTGTGCCACGCGGCCCGTGAGTGGCAGCAGCAGGCTGGCCAGACGACGAACCTGGTGAAGGTGTACGACCTGTACGCAGCCCGCCACACGACCGCGACCCTGCTCAGCGAGCTCGGCGCGTCGGACGAGGTCATCACGGCCATCGTCGGCCACTCGTCGATCGCCAGCACAAGACCGTACAAGCACGCCCGCGCCGAAGCCGAGAGGGCTGCGCTGAGGGCTGTCGCCGAACGGCTCGGGATCGGTCTTGGCAAGTCAGGTTAGGACTCTCTTAGGAAGGCTGCTTCCGTACCGGATTCACAGACTAGAGAGGCACCTTTCAACTATGACCGACACCCCTACGGACGGCGATACCGTCGACCCCACGCTCACACTCCTCGGGCTCACACCCGTCTTCGTCGACGACCTGGAGCATGACGCAATCGTGTTGGACGACGACGGCCTCATCCTCATCAGGTCCGGCCTCACCCCGGCCAGGCTCGACGAGGTCATTGACGAGGTACTTGTCGTCGCGAGCGAGACGCCACCCGAGCCGTGACCTTGCCGTGAGTCACGTCCACCGGGTCCCCGCCAGGACTCTTCTTTGATGCCGCCGCGCTGCGTGCATTGGTCTCACCCTTCCTCACGATGGTTCGTATCAGCTGGTCGAGCGCGTCCCGCTGCTCCCGGTTGAGCCTGGCAGCCTCAGGTGTCGGCTCGTATGTGCCGAGCTCTCCCGGTGGCATCCCTGCAAGGGCGCGCAGTTCTCGCACGTCGACCCTGAGGCCGGCCGCAAGAGCCGCGATCGTGTGGTCACTCGGCCGCGGTCCGTGCTGGCCCTTGAGGTACCGGGCTACGACTGACCGATGGATCGTGTGACCTTCCCGTTCCGCGAGACGTACGATGTCATCGAGACCCCGGGTGCCCTTGGCATCCTTCAGCCGCTCCGACAGTGCGCTCATGGCTTCATGTTCCCTTCGTTGTGTGCAGGTCGCAACTACCCCCGTGCATACGACCTGCACAAATTACGACGTTGTGAGACCCAAGTCACGCGAGAAACCTACACAAGAACGCTTGACAGCGTGCAGATTCGGCTGCACACTTGTCTCATGTCGCAGACGACAAGAGACACGAGAGGCCATCTGATGGCCGACGAATGGAGGCTGACTGTGAAGCTCAAGAGCCTGCGAGCCCTCCGCCAGTTCATGGAGTTCCAGAACTTGACGAGCGGCTACGCCCTCGGTAAGCGCGCCGGCATCTCTGCGGGGGTCGCGAACTTCCTGCTTAGCGGGGACCGGAACAGTTGCTCGATCAAGACAGCACGCGCCATCGAAGCGGCGCTCCAGTGCCCCCCCGGGTTCCTTTTCGAGCCCAGAATGTCGCGAGTCGGGGAAGACAACCGACGTGGACGTGCCGCATGATCAGCCAGAAGGACAAGGTCGCGTACACCCGCAACGAGGCTGCTGCAGCCCTGGGCCTGGACATCTCCACGATCAACCGTGCGTGCAAGGCGGGCGACCTCCACGAGACGCACCCGCGCATCGGCGGCAAGCCGCTGGCTCGTGGCGTCATCCTCGCCGACGAACTCAAGCGCTGGGCAGAGGACGCGGCATGACTCCCTACTCGAAGTCCGACGACCAGATCGCCGTCGCCCTCGCCACTCCTGGCTGGTACGAGAAGAGGGTCCAGCCGCGGCTCGTCGTGGACGCCAACGGATGCTGGGTCTGGTCCGCCTCGCTGAGCCACGGATATGCGCAGGTTGCGCTTCCCGGCAGGGATGGCAAGCAGGCGTGCGTACGCGTCTCCCGTGTGGTTTGGATGCGACTGCGTGGCGAGATCCCCGCGCGCCACGTCCTCGACCACGACGGCCCTGAGGGCTGCAGCAACAAGGCGTGCGCGAACCCCGACCATCTTCAGGCGGTGACGCAGCGGCATAACTCCGTCGTGACGGGTCATGGATTCACCGCGATCAACTCCCGCAAGCAGGTCTGTCCTGAGGGCCACCCGCTCACTGGCGACAACGTCATGCCGAGCATGGCGGCAAGAGGTCGTCGATCTTGCCTCACGTGCAGTCATGAGAACAACCGCCGCCGCAATGAAGCCGTCCGCGATGCAGCCGCACTCCTAGGGCTCGCGGTGACCGTCTATGCGCGCGACTACGGCTGGTCGCGACGTACGGCTGAGCAGGTCATCCGAGAACGCCGGCAAGTAGCCGCCTAGATCGTCCCCGGAGCGCCAGAGCCGGGGGCCTGCTGTCCCGGACCCGTGTGGGGAAGCCGGGTTCGGGACAGCCACCAAGCCCCTCACAGCACGAACGCCCGATCTACGAGAGACCGGGCGCCCTGACAAGGAGAGAGTACATGAACACACTGACAGCCCCAAGACCTCGCTACATGAACGTGAGCGTCCAGTTCGATACCCCCGACGCCCCGAGTGTTGCAGCTCGCCCCGTGACGACCATCGCCTGGTCGGCCACTCGCAACATGGGCCCGGTCGAGTTTCGGTGCTACGCGCACCACCCGGACGACGGCGAGGGCGGCAACAACCTCACCGTGCTCCTATGCACCAAGTCCCTCGCATCCCCGGACCTGCCCGCCTGGGTGCCGCGTCCGCCGGCGGGTTGGTTGGCAAGCCTCAAGATGACCGAGCCTGACCGTCCATACGACGGCAGCCCCATCCCCAGCCCGGCCGTGTTCGCAGAGAGCGGTGTGCTGTGAAGGCCTACAAGGGGTTCGACAAGGACCTGAAGTGCCGCGGCTACCAGTTCGCGCTGGGCGAGTCGTACGAGGAGCCGAAAGCCGAGGTGTGCGTGACCGGCTTCCATGCCGTCACGAACCCGCTCGACGCCCTCGCCTACTACGTCCCGACTGACGGGTCGCGGTACTGCGAGGTTGAAGTCGACGACGACGCGCCGACCCACGACGAAGACTCGAAGGTCGCGTCACGCCACATCTCGATCGGTGTGGAGCTGGGGCTGCCTGGTCTGATCAAGGCCGGCCTGACGTTCGTGTGGGACAAGGTTGACAAGGTCCGCGCGACGAACCCGGACCAGTTCTCAGACGGGTACCAGAGCACCGCAGCAACGTCCGGGGACCAGAGCACCGCAGCAACGTCCGGGGACCGGAGCACCGCAGCAACGTCCGGGTACCAGAGCACCGCAGCAACGTCCGGGGACCAGAGCACCGCAGCAACGTCCGGGGACCGGAGCACCGCAGCAACGTCCGGGTACCGGAG